ACAGGTGAAACTGGACCTGCTGGTAGTATCTCTACTGGCGGCACACTGGGCGGCGACTTGGACTTTGATGATAACGTCAAGGCTAAGTTTGGTTCTGATGATGACCTACGGATATTTCACGATGGTAGTAATAGCTACATACAAGAAGTTGGCACAGGGGATTTGATTCTGCTTGCTGACTCTCTTTCTTTAAGAAGTACAGCCTTTGAGCATTACGTCAAATGTGACGTTAATGGTGCAGTACAGCTATACCACGATAATGCATCCAAACTAGCCACCACATCCACAGGCATCGACGTAACAGGCAATGTAGACTTAGCAGATAACGGCAAGTTGTTGTTTGGTGCTGGTGATGACCTACAGATTTATCACAACGGCACTGATAGTTACATTTATGATGGTGGCGATGGCGATTTAAACATTCGTGGTCAATCAAAAGTCAGAGTAAGTAACGCTGTTGGTGCTAATTACTTTCAAGGAACTAACGGTGCAGAAGCGCGGGTCTATTACAACGGCTCAACCAAACTAGCCACCACCTCCACAGGCGTAGACGTAACTGGCACAGTGAATGCCAACGCATTCGTAGGTGATGGCAGCGCTTTGACAGGCTTAGTCGGAGGTGGCCCGTCACTAGGCACTAACTCAATCATACGCACAAACGCAAAGACCATTGCAGAAAACATAACATTCGCTGGTACTGAAAACGGTATGTCCATTGGCCCCATCACGGTCAATAGCGGCTATACGGTGACGGTGACTAGCGGTTCAACGTGGGTGGTTCTATGAGCTTAATCAAAGCAAACGATTTACAGAATGCCTCTGGTGGTATTCCAACGGTTAAAGGTCAGAAGTTAATCCCGACAGCGTGGGTGAACTTTAAGGGCACAGGTACGGTAAGTATTAGGGACTCTGAGAATGTGTCGAGTATTGCTGATAATGCCACAGGTAAATATACAGTTAACTTTGCGGTAGCAATGGCTAATAGTAATTATGCTGCCCAACTCAGCTCAGATGGTATATATAATGGTTCGGTTTGTAGTTTTGGGCAGGGTGACAGTGATAATACTGCACTCTCCACTGGCTCAGTCAGGGTAGAGGTTAGAGGCAACGGTAGTAGCTATAACACCTATGATGCAACTCAAATGTGCGTAACAATCTTAGGAGGCCAATAATATGTCCACAATCAAAGCAAACACCCTCCTACACAGTGACGGCACACAGACCACTGAACCCTCCATCCCCGCATTAGATCAGCGTATGGCTAAGGCGTGGGTGAGTTTCACCAGTAATACTCAGGTAATCAACAAAGCATATAACGTAAGCTCGATTACTGATATTGGGACAGGAGATTTAGGTGTTAACTTCGCTACAGCTTTTCCAGACAATAACATAACTGTGGCAGGCATCCCGTGGCATCATGGTGGTGTATCTGCATCAGGTGTGTTTTCTATTAGATCTTATATGACTACGACAGGCGTAGACCTCTATCGCGTGAATATAAGTGGAACTGCGTATGAAACTAATGGCTCAGACAGCTTAGTGTTCTTCAACTAAAAGGAAATAACCAAATGAAGATTATTTATAAAACACAAGACGGTTCAGTAGCCGTAATCACACCAGCACCTAACTGCCCTTTAACTATTGAGCAAGTGGCTGCTAAAGACGTACCTACGGGCAGCCCGTACAAGATCGTAGAAGATAGCTTTGTACCATCTGACCGTACCTTTAGAAATGCGTGGGAAGTTGACTCAGCAATCCTAACGGATGGGGTGGGTGCTTAATGGCTAGTGTAATTCGAGGTTCAGATAACTTTGATAGTGCTGATAGAGGGGTTGCGGTGGCTGATCAATGGCGACTAACTACGTCTGTAACAACAAGCACCACAATCACTGCATGGGAACAGACGGACGACCCTCTATCCGCTAATATTGGGCCTGACTTGACTGTGAGTAGTGGTATCTTTTCATTCCCTGTCACTGGACTTTATCAGGTGTATTTCATAGGTAAGTGGACTAACACATCAAATGATAATGTGATCATAGAGATAGACGCCTCCTCTGATAGCGGCGCTAGCTGGGATGTCATTGCTCACGCGAGTATAGGAGGTAGTGGTATTAAAGATAAATCTAGCTCTGCTTCTGCTTTTGTGAACGTATCTAGTTTAAGTACAAAAGTTAGACTAAGGACTACGAGTATTTCAAGCGGTAGTTCGCTAAAAGGTGATTCTTCAAACAACACAACAGCAGTAACATTTATCAAACTAGGGGCAGCACAATGATCACAATTAACATGACAAAGGCAAAAGACATTGCCCACACAGCGCGTAGAGCCGCACGTACAGCCCTATTCGCCCCACTAGATGCCATTGCTACAGTGCCGTACTTAGCGGTACAAGCCGAAGCAGACCGCGCGGTTATCCGTGATGCTGATGCTGCTTTGCAAGTGTCTATGGACGCTGCGAGTGATGCTGACGAGTTAAAGGCGCTGATGCCTACGGGAGTCTAAATGTTAGTTGAGCTAGCAGCAGCTAATGCGGCCTTTTCCATTATTAAGAAAACTCTCTGTAATGGTAAAGAGTTGCTTGATGCTGGTAAGGCTGTCACCGACTACTTCGGAGCTTCCAGTGCCATTAACAAGGAGGTTGCGTCTAAGGGTAAAACTAACGCACTGGAAGCTTACCAAGCTCAACAGCAGTTAATGCGTCAGGAAGAAGAGCTAAAGCAAATGCTCAACAAACAATCCATGATGGGCTACCACGACTTCTTACAGTTCAAAGCGCAGTTTGCTAGAGATCAGAAAGAAGCGGTTAAGGCTAAGGCACGTAAGAAGTACCAAAGGCAACAGGCTATGGAAGAAGCATTAACTCTAGGCATAAAAGTTATGGCTGGCTTATTGGTAACAATGGCGGCACTTTTTGGTGCAGCTATCTATCTGAGATGATTATGATGGAACAGAGGTTCGACAGGCTGGAAGCTAAGCTAGATAAGTTAGCAGATGCTATGGTTAAACTAGTGGAGATTGACACAAAGATTGACGGTCTCCTTAAACACAATAACACACAGGACAGTAGGCTCAATAAACATTCAGAGACTATTGATAATCACGCTGTTAAACTGGCCACAGTATCTAAAGCGGCTGGAGGCAACGAGTGGTTCATTCGTATTCTCATAGCTGCTTTGGTTACTGGTCTAGCGTTTATGCTGAGGAGTTAATACGATGGGTATACTGAGTACAATATTCGGCAGTGGTGACGTAATCACTAAAGGTTTAGACTTGATTGATGACGCATACACTTCTGATGTAGAGATGCTTGAATCTAAGACTAAAGCTAAGACTGATCTAATGCTGGCCTACGCTCCTTTTAAGATAGCCCAACGCTACTTAGCTTTGATGTTTGGTGGTACTTATATCAGTACTTATATTACTGTGATAGTCATGACCTTCTTGGGTAAAGATGTTACAGGCGTACAAGGTATACTGGCAGAGTTTCAAATAGATTGGATAATGTTATCAATTGTAATGTTCTACTTTGGTGGTGGTCTAGCAGATAGCGTAATGAAGAAAGGTAACAAATGAAAACATATAAAGAAATAGTCAACAACGTACTGATACGGCTTAGGGAGCGTGAAGTCTCAACCGTCAATGAGAATGGTTACTCAAAGCTCATAGGTCTGTTCGTACATGATGCTAAAGAGATGGTTGAGAATGCTTGGAACTGGTCAGCCCTTCGGGAAACATTGACTGTGAACACACAAGCTGACGTATTCAACTACGTATTAACAGACTCAGGTAATCGTTCAGCAGTTCTTGATGTTGTCAATAACACCAGTAATACTTTCATGCAGTATAAAGACCCTAAGTGGTTTAATAATACCTTCTTGAATAATGATCCTATTGTAGGTAGTCCCAGTTACTACGTCTTCAATGGTATCAACACCGCTGGTGATACACAAGTAGATCTTTACCCTATCCCTGATGGTGCTTATCAGTTATTCTTTAACGTTATTAAACGTAGCCATGACCTTGTGAATGATGATGATAACATCACTGTGCCTTACCTACCTATACAAGCCTTGGCCTACGCTATGGCTGTAGAGGAGCGCGGTGAAGACGGTGGTATGTCAGCAGCCTCAGCTAAGGTACTGGCCTCTAACTACCTCTCAGATGCTATTGCACTTGATGCTAACAAGCACCCTGAGGAACTTATCTGGGAGGCACCCTAAGGATGGCTAAACAACTACTGGCAGCTTCCATTGCTGCACCTGCATTCTTTGGTTTAAACACCCAAGAGTCTGGTGTAACACTACAGGAGGGCTTTGCCTTACATGCGGACAACTGTGTCATTGACAAGTATGGACGCTTAGGTGCTCGTAAGGGCTGGGTGACGCGTAGTGCTTCTAAGGACACTGTGGCAGACGCTAACGTAGGTGTTGACCTTAAAGGTATCGCTGATTTCAAAGATATAAATGGTGTAAATACCCGCCTATCATGGAATGACACTACATTCTTCAAAGGGACTTTAGACTTAACCACAATCACGCCAACTACTTCAGATACAATCACCACAGGTAATTGGCAGGCAGCAACACTGAATGATCATCACTTCTTCTACCAAAGGGGTTATGAACCTTTAATCTACACTGCTGAATCAGGCTCTCCAGCGTTTGAGTCCTACAGTAATCATTCTCACGCCACTGCTGGAATGCCTTCAGCTAATACAGTTCTAGCGGCCTATGGTCGCCTATGGGCTGCTGATACGGTAACCAATAAGACTACAGTATGGTTTACTGATGTACTTGACGGTGCTAAGTATCAAACAGGTACGTCAGGCTCTATTGACATCTCAAGTGTCCTTACTCAAGGCATGGACGAGATTGTAGCACTGGGTGCTCATAACGGTTACTTAATTATCTTCTGTAAGAACAACATTATCATCTATGGTGACAATGACAACTTCCAGTTAGGTATGTCCACTTCAAGCTTAACCTTAGTCGAAGTAATCGAAGGTGTTGGTTGTATTGCCAGAGACTCCGTACAGAACACTGGTGAGGATATCTTATTCCTAAGTAACACTGGTGTACGTTCATTAAACCGTACTGTACAAGAGAAGTCTCAGCCTATGCGTGATATCTCTAAGAACATTAGGGATGACATTATACAAGCTGTAACCTCTGAAGACCTATCATTGGTTAAATCAGTCTACTCCCCTGTCAATGCTTTCTATCTACTAACCTTCCCAAGTACTACACAGACCTTCTGTTTTGATACTAGAACACCTTTACAGGACGGTTCATTCAGGGTAACCATTTGGCCCTCACTGACCCCCTCTGCTTTCCTATCCTCAGGTTCTGATCTATACTTTGCTCAACCCGATGGTATTGCAGAGTACTTTGGTTATCAAGATAACGGTCAGAAGTACGAGATGGCTTACTACAGTAACTACTTTGATCTTGAGATGCCTAACATTAACAAGATAGTGAAGAAGCTTGCAGCAACCACAGTAGGTGCCACAGGTCAAACCTTCACACTTAAGGTAGGTTATGAGTATAGTCCTATTTATTATTCTTATACCTTCACCTTAGAAACTGGTACTGTCTTTGAGTATGGAGTGGCTGAGTACGGCATAGCTGAGTACACAGGCTCAGTACTTATCAATGATCAGAAAGCCTCTACTCAAGGAGCAGGAAACATTATACAAATAGGCTTCACCACTGAAATCAATGGTGCTCCTATGTCACTTCAGAAATTATCAATCTATGCCAAACAAGGTAAGGTACTCTAACAATGTCTAATTATATTAAAGCAACTAACTTTGCAGCCAAGGATACCTATACAACAGGTAACCCTCTCAAGACCGTAAGTGGTGTTGAGATTGATGATGAATTTACTAGTATTCAAACATCAGTTAACTCTAAGGCTGATACAAGCTCACCAGCCCTCACAGGAGCGCCTACAGCGCCTACAGCGGCCTCAGGTACTAATACTACTCAAGTAGCCACTACGGCCTTTGTACAGGCTGCTAGCCCTGCTATGGGCATTGATACTGTGATCGTTGATGGTGCTTCTGGTGCTACAGGTAAGAATATCTATATTGATAATGATGCCCCTGCCTCAGAAGGTAACGATGGAGATGTATGGTTTGAATACTAAAGTCAAAGTCTCAGGGGCTTGGACAGATGCGAAGCCCCACGTAAAGGTAGGTGGATCTTGGACTAAAGTCAAGAAAGGCTACTCTAAAGTATCAGGCACATGGGAGAACACCTATGAATATGAGTCTGTATACACGTTCAGTTCAGGTACACATACAGACGTTGACTTGGATACAATTAGCTTAGACAAATATCATAATGTCAAGGTTGTTGTTCCTTCCGACGCTATATTGGTGGCAAGCTCCACTAGCGGTTATGCGTTGAAGACAGGAACCACTTATGTAAAGTTAACGATTGAAAACAATGGTAAGATATTAGGTCGGGGTGGTGACGGTGGTAACGCTGGTTATGGTTACTCTTATAACCAAATTGCTCAACCAACTGATGGTACGGACGGTGGTATAGCTATCCACGTTGAAACACCAGTAACCATTGACAATAATGGTACTATTAGTGGTGGTGGCGGAGGCGGCGGAGGTGGCGCTGGTGCTGTTCACGTTGGTACAGCATACAGTGGTGGCGGTGGAGGAGGCGGTGGTTATCCTCTAGGCTCTGGTGGTAACGGAGGCTCTACTACCTATAGTGGTACTAACGGTGCTGATGGCACTATATCCTCATTTGGTACTGGCGGTACTGGAGGCTTCGATGGAACAGTTGGTGGTGGCTCAGGCGGCTCTGGTGGTACTTACGGAGTATCTGGTGCTGATGGTTCACATATTGTAGGTGATCACGGTACAGACCCCCACGTACTAGAGTCGGAAGAAGGTACGGGCGGTGTTGCTGGTGCCGATTATTATAACCCAAGCTCATTCACAGTAACACAGATTTAACAGAGAGATTTTTATTATGCCAGAACCAGATATCTATTCCAACGTGACAGGCTCTAATGCAGAGTCACGACGTATTGCAGATCAGTTAGAACAACAAACAAGAGACTTAATGGCGTCAGGCCGTGGTCAGACAACAGGTGCGCTTACAGGTCAGACACAGCAGTCAAGTACGGGGGCCAATTACCCTTATAGTATGACTACCCAACAGCAACCTTCTGGTGTAGAAGGTATGCTTATGAAGATGATAGATCCTACAATGGGTGTAGCCGGTAAGTTAATGCACCAAGTTAAGTATGGAATGAATGATGAATCAGCAGCTAACTACGCCCGTCTAGCCGCTGAGGCAGGTAACGCTGGTCTATCCCAAGCAGAACTAGTACAAATGGCTAGACAGCAATACAAGGACAGTGCTAACGTAGGGGGTGGTCTTACTACTTCCAACGGCTCACCTGTGACTACAGGCTCAGGAGGTGCTATAAGCACTGGAGGTGCCTCAGTACCTAGCGGCCCTGCTGATTCAGGTACTTTTAAACCTGTAACCTTTAGACCTGCTACAGGTACTGAAGGTACGGGCTCTGACCTCATGGGTAGGGCTGAAGGTATGTTGGGTGAGCCTGAGGAGTTTAATTATAACTTTGATCCTGCACAACGTTCTCAGGAACTCTTTGACCAACGTTTAGCTTTACTGCAGCCTGCTTTTGCTCAACAACGCGCTCAGTTACAAGAGGGTATGTTTGGCTCAGGTCGCCTAGGTCTACGTCTGGCAGGTGAAGGCGCTGGTGCTGGCTCAGGTATGGTACAACCAGATGTCTTTGGTCTTGGTCAGGCACAATCACAAGCTCTGGCAGAC